TGCCAAGTGCGAATGACTTCGCCACTCGCGCACTCCAGTCTATCGGGGTTGCGGATGCGATTGATACCATCTCCAGTGAAGATGCGGCACTTGCCCTCAACGTCCTGAACGAGTGGATCGACCAGTTGGGGATTCAGCGCAACACCATTTACACGGTGAAGCGTCAGACGCACACCTTAGCGAGTGGAACATCCAGCTATACGATTGGCAGCGGGGGGACCATCAATATCGCCCGTCCGATCTGGATTGAGAATGTTGGGTTGATTCTCGATACGGGTGCGAGTACGCCGGTTGAAGTGTCACGACAGCTTTTTACGGATGATGAATATGCGAGAATTGCTCAAAAAACGCTCCAGTCAGGGTTAATACAGGGGGTATGGTATGACCATGATTGGGCAGTAGGACTCGGCAAATTGCATGTCTGGCCGGTGCCAAATGTTGGAACGACTCAACTGACGCTCTATTTGCCTACTCCTTTGACAGAGTTTGCTGATCTGTCAACAGCCTATACGTTTCCGCCGGGATACGAACGGGCCATTCGGAGCAATCTGGCCGTCGAATTGGCTCCCTTTTATGGGATACCCGTATCGCCGGACCTCCGCAACCAAGCATCGAGTTCGATGCTACGCATTAAGCGTGCGAATGTGCGGATACGCGAGGTGCCGATTGATCGGTCACTGACGCAACGTAGCCGGACGATGACGAATAGCCAGTTTCGAGGAGGGTTGTTCTAATGCCGTCGTATCCCGGCTTCTGTGGTCCGGCCTATGAGTCACAAAGTCGTTTGGCGCGTCCGGAACGGTGCATGAATCTGTATCCAGAGCGATTAGAGTTGGGAGGCGCAGAACAGGTCGTCTTATATCCCACTCCCGGCCTTGAAACTTTTTCAGAATCGACGTCTGGTCCCTGTCGTGGGTTATTTTCCCAAAACGGACGCTGTTTTACGGTGATGGCGAATACTTTATATGAGTTGAACTCGGCTGGCAACTTTACCAGCTTAGGCACGGTGGCGACGGATGGTAATCCTGCGACCTTTTCGACGAATGGTCAAGGCGGGAACGAACTCTTTGTGACTTCTGGAAATCAAGGGTATGTCTATAACCTTGGGACTGAAGTATTCTCGAATCCTGTCAGTGATGTCACGATGGGCGGCATGGTGGATGGCTTTTTTGTAGCATTAGATCAGGCGACCTCGACGTTTAAGATTTCCGAGTTGCTGGATGGGACGACATGGGATGCGACACAGTATCTCCAGCGCAGTTCGGCTCCAGACGCATGGCAGGCCATGTTAGTTAAGAATCCCACCATCTTTCTCTTTGGAAGCGAGACAACAGAGCCAATTTATAATGCAGGATCGGCTCCCTTTCCATTTGCCCCAGTACCGAACATGGTGATTCCGTATGGGATTGCCGCACCATTTTCCGCGGAATGGCTTGGGAATACCGTCTTGTGGTTGACGCGTACCTCGAATGGTGATCGTCAAGTGATGATGTTGCAGGGCTATAATGCAGATCGAGTTAGTACCTATGCAGTTGAATATGCGTGGTCGAAGTACGAGGATGTGTCAGATGCCGTGGCCTTTACCTATCAGGATCAGGGCCATGAGTTTTATGAGTTGAATTTCCCATCAGCTAATGCGACATGGGTGTACGATTTAACAATGGGCATGTGGCATGAGCGTGGAAAGTGGAATACTCAAACAATGGAGTATGAGGTATGGGGACCGGAGTATCATTGCTTTGCGTTTGACAAACACCTAGTCGGTGATCCCTGTAATGGCATTATTTATAATATGAGTGTGGATCTATTTACTGATGTCGATGGCAAGGGATTGCGTCGGCAGCGGATTCCTCCGGCATTAAAAAGTGAACAACGTCGCGTGTTTCTCGAACGCTTCCAGCTTCATGTAGATGTCGGCGTTGGTCTACAGGGTGCTACACGCAATACGGATGATCCTCCTGTTGTGACGTCATCGGATCAGGGCTATGATCCACAGATTATGCTCCAACTCAGTCGAGATGGGGGCATTACATGGGGATCAGAACGGTGGCGAAGTGCTGGAAAAATGGGTGAGTATCTTCATCGCGCTCAATGGTGGCGCTGTGGCAGTGGTCGCAATCTCATTCCTTCAGTCACCATGACTGATCCAGTACCGTGGAGAGTCTTGGATGCGTATATTGATGTTGTAGGTGGGGCGCATTAGTGGCGGCAATATCGCCAATTCCGGCGGATACGGCTCTCGCGTTACCCACAGGAGTGATTGCTCACGCATGGTATCAATACTTTTTACAGTCGCAGGATCGGCTCAATGCCAATCCGTATATTCTTGGCACAGTGTTCGATTCGGTCACGGGGCAAAGTGCCGCGATTGGGACGACTTCGATTCCCTTACCAACCCTCGAAACCGGACTCTATCGCGTTTCGACATATGCACGGATTACGCAAGCGGCCTCTACATCGAGTTCCCTGACCGTCACCCTTGGGTGGACGGATGGGACGGTGGCCTGCACATACAGTGGCGCGGCGATGACGGGGAATACGACGGCGACCACGCAGAGTGGGAGCCTGATGATACGGAATGATCATTTGAGTCCCTTAACATATAGCACGGCGTATGCGTCGTCTGGTGGTACAGTAATGCAGTATCGACTGGATATTGCGGTGGAGCAGATTCCGACATAAAGGATAATACGATGGCAGATCTAAGAGGTTCAAGCCGGTATCAACCGGGGGAGGCGAGTCCGACATCTTCCAAGTTGATAGATAAGCATAATGCTTATACTCCTCAGTACAACTTTTCCAATATGGGACTGTTTGGAGTCGATAGTTCGGCTCTAACATCCGAGGACCTGATCAATAGAAATCGGGCGAAGTCTCTCACGAATGCTTTTCAACTGAGCAATTTGGGAGGTGGCGATACATCAAAAAAATCTAAGGATACGGATGATGAGTCAGGTTCAGGGTGGAGGCGATGGACGAATGCCGCAGCCAGACTAGCACCGAATCTCTTTAGTGCAGGAGCCAGTATTTACGGATCCAATAAAGCGACCGAGGCCAGCAAGTACGCAGCACAGTTACAGTCACAGGCCGCGCAAAATGCGCTGGATGTGGAGAAGTGGCAACTGAGTCAGTCGATTCCCTATCAGCGCTGGATGGCTGGAGAACAATTAAAGGAAGCCCAAGCGCGGAGTGGTCCGTCACGCGCAATGGCGGCAGCGGCCTTTCCCTTGGGGGCTGAACATTTTTTTGGAGAAGGTGCGGATATGGAGTGGGCGAAGTGGGCTCCTGCTGATCTCCCGCCAGAAATGACTAGCACGGATCCAGTCAATATTGACGAGGAAATTGCTGCATCACGGGCGGCGGCGAACGCAGGCCAACCGCGTGATCTTTATCAGGAAGCGCTGGCGAATCGTCAGAGGCTTCTTAACAGAGAGGGCTATAACCCAAATGTGGGTGATAGTCGGTCAGGCTTTCAGTGGCGTGGAGTACTGGATGCTGCTCGAACCGCTGCCACTATAGCCGGTTTAGGTTAATCAAAGGAACGAATTATGGGGTTGAATGATCCGTTACGTGGCATAACAGGGACGGTCGCTTTTGACAATGATCCGATTTCTACGGAAATGGGTGATCACTGGCAAGAAAGCGATTTACAAGATTATTTCTCACAAAAAGGCTACCTCGGTGACAGCGTATTAGGGGTGAATGAGCGTGCGAATCTTGACTACACGCCTCCACAGACCCCATGGTCGCGTGATTTTGCTGAACCAATGAAGGCTCCCTATTTTGGTCCTGAAGCCTCGACCAAGCCAACAACACCAGTCAAACCAAAGATTCCGGGACCCGGACCCGGACCCGGACCGGGACCCGGACCGGGACCCGGTGATGGTCCTACGACAAAGAAACCTACATGGGGTCCGGCGTTTGATACCTTTTCTGAACAGTTTAAACGACCGGCGGCAGCCGACGCGCCGTATCCGGATGTGCCAGTCTATCGTGGACCGGACCGTCCTGAATTTACTGATTTTACCCATGACAAGTTTCAAGCACCGACCCTAGAGGAAGCACGACGTGATCCGGGCTTCGAGTTCCGGATGAAAGAAGGATTACGGGCCTTAGAAAATAGTGGCGCGGCGAGAGGGATGTCCCGATCCGGGCAACAGGCCAAAGGGTTGATGGGATGGGCTGGAGATTTAGCCGATACGACCTATGGGAATGTCTATGGACGGGCAAAAGATGTGTATGGGATGAATTTAGGACTTGCAAAAGATATTCATCAAGATCAGCGCCGGAATCTCGTGGATGCCTATGGTATGGAACGACAGGAAGCGCGAGATCGTTTTGCACCGCTTATGACGCAGTATGACAAACAATACTATTCGACCATGCAAGACCGGGATCAGGAATATGATCGGGCATGGCAGGAATATGAGAACCGGAAACGTCTCTTCGACGAAAAGCGTGACATTAGAACAAGCGGAATCACCGGGTTAATGGGATTTTAGACATCATGGCAGAGTTTTCTAATCGTCCACGTCCGGTGCCGGTGACGCAGATGCCGCAGTTTCCATCGACGGCAGCCTTGTCCGATCTGTATCTCAAAGAGGGCGACATTCAGGCGCAATCGGTACGGGATATTGGCGAGATTCAGGCGCGTACCGCACAAAATGTTGGGACTGGTATCTCCGAGGGACTGGGAGCCGCGATTCAGCATTATCAGGAAGCACCGCAACGGGAAGCAGAAGCGGCAGCAAAGGCCGCAGACGAGGAACGGAAGCGGTTAGATGCTGAATGGGAGAAGAACAAGCGTACGTATGAGATGGAGGTAGAACGTCCACATAAAGCACTACAAAGGGAAGAAGAGATTTTAGGGTTTGGTGAGGCGGTAAAACAACGTGAACGCGACGCATATACACACACAGAGACGATTCGTGAAGATTTTCGAGAGATTAACGACCAATATAGAGCAGAGTTAGGCGCAGCCGCACGGAATGTTTTATCTAGCGAAACATTTACTGTGCCGCAGTTGGAAGCCCTGAAGCAGCATATGGACTTGGCCGATATTGAATCCGAAGGGTTTTTTCCTTGTATTGAGTCAGGCGATCCAACATGTAAAAATCTGCGGAATGAAATTGCGGATCTGGTGCGGTTTTCTGAAGAGAAGGTAGATCCAGCGGATTTGCATCGCTATCGACAAAATGATTTTGATCCGGTATCAACTTCTGCGGCTGGCGCTGGAGTTGGTGGAGACAGGTTGCCCTCGACAGCCGATCAATTTAGAGAAGTTATGATTGCCTTTACCACGGAGGAGGCTGCGTTAGCACATTTTCCAGAGAATCCTCCCGAAGTAGGAATGCCAATTCCCGCTGTATATAATTTGAATGAGGGGGGCTTCCAAACAAAAGTAGGTGGTCCAGTCATTTCTCCAACGGATGATGTCAAGATAATACCCGCAAGTGAGACGGAAGATCAAATCCGAGGTGATAGAGGTATAGCTCGGTCTGTAGCATTAGGGGATGCTCTGCTCAAAGAGGTTACTACTACCAGAGGGAGGCAGCGATCTCGCGTGGCAACTATGGCTAATGAGTTACGTCACGAGTGGGGCTTACCAGATATTGATTTTCTTAACATGGAAGTCAATCAAAAAGCCACGATGACGTGGGCGCAGTCCATGAATAGCTTCCCGAAACTGAAATGGGTATCCTTGGCGCGATCTGTTCGGGAAACTATGACGGTGGCGAGAGAGTTGGCTGAAAAATTAAAGCAGGGAGGACTCCGCCCGTGGAATCAGGCGATGCGAACGCTTGAAAAGCAGACTAATTTGGGGGTATGGAATCCGGAAATGGGTTTCCTTAGTGGTGAGGCACCAGAGCAGAATTATTCCTTACTGGCATCACAATATGACGCAGTCGTCATTACTCTTATTGAGTTGTATGCCAACTTAATGTCAGGGGCCAATGCACCGACGAATCAAGCCTTTGAACTTGCCATTGAGTCTTTAGATCCGAATATGAGCTATAGGGATATGGAAGGAGTCTTGGAAATTCTGTATCGTGAAATTGCTATTCGTGAAATGTCGTTACGCTCACAGACACCGACACTCATCGATCTTGATAAAGCAGTTGCGGCGGATATGGGATCTCCGGCTCTTGCAACAACGCTGAATCAGGCGGATTCGGTTGTGTATGATGACTTTGGCGCTAATACGGGAGAATATATGTATGATGTTGGCGACAAAGCATACTTTAGTCCTGCCGCGTTACGGAAAGAAATAACGAAAACGCTTGCAGGGAATCCCGATGTGACTCCAGAACAGTGGGAGAGGATTAACACTATTGATAAGGGACACTTTATGGAACTTGTGGAAACGAAAGATGGTGGACGACACTGGAAAGACGCAGATATGTCTGAGAAAGCACCCTATGATCCGAATAGTCGCCTGATGTTCCAGATGCAATCTAACAGACCAGATATTCAAGGTTTGACTGATGCTCTTGATTTTTTGACTGCTCCTGTGCGTGTAGCCGCAACTCCGGAATAGGAAGATGGCGCAACAAACCCAAGAGGAACTCCTTCGGCTTGCCGCAGAGGAACGCGATCAGCTTGCGGCTGAAGAAGATATCTGGCAGTTGTTGGCTAATCTGGAAGCACCACAAGATGATCGCGTGGCTGATACTGGTGGAGTATTGCGTCAAGCGCCGGTTCCCGGCTCAGAGAACACCCGATTCTGGATGGAAACAGAACCAACTGAGCTGGATCCAGAGGGTATTTCTCGCTATGATCGGCGTCATCCAGCCTATCGCCCGTACTATAATCCGAAGTTTGAGTTCAGTGCTGAACATCCTCTTGCGGGATTAACTGGCGGAGGAGAGATATATGAAGGCGGTCAGACGCCGAGTTCCCTGATTGCGGGTAAAACACCGGGAGTCGAGCAGATTGATCTCTATCCTGATCCTACGGTTTCGCGTGGTCCATATGATCCTCCTCTTAAAACATGGTCGGATGTTGAGGGAGAAGTGGCAGCACGCGAGATGGGGTATCCGGAGTGGACGGCTCCCATGCGACTGCCGACAGAAACAGCTCCAACGTCTCCCACGGAATATTTGCCAGAGAGTGTGGAAAATATTGCGGAGTGGATTCCCGGTATAAGTCCTCGTCTGTCAGAGGGTATTCAAAAAACTCATATTGGTCCACCTCCTGTTCGTCCAGAGGGCGATCAACCGTGGGCGCGTGCGTTGAGATTTCAATGGGGGTTCGGTAAAGGTATCTCAAAAAATGCGTGGAATCTAGTGATTCCGGGCCTGTTCGGGATGGCGTTAGATATTCCCGGCGCGGCGATGGATATGACCACCAATGCTTCTCTCAACTCAGCGAACTTGGCTGTGGATGCGGAGTTGGCTGGTGATTGGAAGAACGCTGCTCGTCATACCCTTGCGGCACAGGTGCCTATGATCGGACCTATAGCTGATGCGATGACAGATAAGGCTCAACAGTCAGAAACATATGAGCAATGGGGTGAGGTGGCGGCTGACATCGTGGTCTTGTTCTGGCTGGCTAAACAGATGACGAAGCCTAAGAAGCCTCTTGAGGCACCGCAGTCTACCCAACAAATGATTAAGGAGATTGCCGCCGACTCGGTGAGAAGAGGTGGTGAAGGCACCGATATTATTTCGGCTCTTAATATTGGTGTAGGACGTACAGTACAGAGATTTTTTAGTACGAGTTTGGGAGGTCGCAAGGTTGCTGAAAAACTGTTGGCCGAGCGTCAACAACTACTGATTGAGGCGCTTGAAAAACTAAGCGTAGAACTAGCGAATAACCGGGTTAGGAAAAGCGACATTCCACTGGCAGAAAACTTGCAGAAGGCATTGCAAGAAAATATTAGCCGTCTTGATTCGGCGCGTCAGCAGAAGTGGACAGGTGACATGAAGACTGCTGTGGAGGATGCACAAACAGCAGGAAGAGGGGCGACTTTTCGGACAAGTGCAAAGGAGGCTATAGATATCGAATTTAAAGACGCAGGAGGAAAGCCCGGTGCTGTTCCTATCCCCAAGCAGAAGTTAGGAGCGCAGGTTCGTGATGCGGCAGTATCCATGATTAACGAGGAAACTGCGATCTTAAAAGAAGAGGGATTTGGTCCACGAGTTAGTCCTAAAGAGACAGTCTTTCGAGTCCGGACGGATCTTCAGGAGGCTGTGCAGAAATCGCTGGACGAAGCGACAGCCGACTATGAGTACGTGGCGAATGTATTGGCAAATGCCGCAGAAGAAAAGTCGTGGGTATTCAATACGGAAACGATTAGTCCTGTTAGAAAAGATGGAAAACCTGTTACGCCACCGCAGGAAAGGGTTACTGTTACTCCATATTATAAGCAAATAAAAAATCCTGTTTCGTATGAAAAGTTGCAACAGGACTTGTTGCAATATGAGAAGTTGCTTGGCGAAGATCCAGAGGTAATAATACGCCCTCCACGACCTAGACCTGTAGTGGCACAGACCGAAGCAGGAGAGTCGTATATAGTGCAACGCGCTCAGGGTGAGTTGCCTCTTCCACAGGAGGGATTCCCAAGTCCAGAGTTGCGGTCAACACCGATTAGTCAAGCTGGCCGACCTCCAGTCCCTTCGCCTGTGTCGGAGGGGCAAGCACTACAGGATCTTGTAACGACACGGTTGGAACACCCTGTAACGAGTATAATTCCCGGAAGTGGCACTGGCTTACCGACTCAGATAGTAAATCCTTGGAAGCAGAAGGCATACAATATCCTGAATGACGTCGTTTATGCTGATAAGGAGATTCCATTAGCGAAGTCGATTATATTTGAAAGAGACTTAAGGAATTTTATTCTTGGAGAGCATAACAAAAGACTATGGGAGGCAAGCCCCGGTTCCGCACAAAAGTTGGAAGGGCTTGTTACAGGATTAGAAGCAATCAATACTGCCGCTGCGAAGAAGGCTAATATTTATGAGCAGTTGATGGCCGCCCGTCGCTCGTGGCATGTAGGAAAAGATTTGGAGCGTTTTGGTGAGCGACTTCCGGAAGAACCGTATCAATTTCTTGCGGAGATCATGAATCCCAAAAATCTTCTCAAGGTAGAGGAGCTTCTGGAGAGACAACCAGACTCAAGGCCGCTTATACAGCGGATGGTGGTGGAAGAGTGGTCTAAAGATGGATGGAAACTATACCTTGACGCTCCCCTTGAGTTAAAAACTGCGCTTTTCGGTCCCGACAAGATTGCACAGATGGATTATTTGGCTGCTTCGCATCAAGAACTGAAACTGGCATTTGGCGGCAATGAAAATGCTCTTATTAACCGTCTCCTCAATCCAGAGAATCCCGATCTCATTCTATTGGAGCGATTAGCTGACAAGATGCCGCAATTCTTACCAAAAATCGCTGAGTGGCAGCATCAGAATCTCGCGTGGAAAATGGATCAGCCGATGGTTACACCAGCACGGAAGGCTGCGTTAGCGCGTCAGTATCTCGATATGAATCCTAGAGTTAAACAGCTATTAAATGGAGATCGAACACTACAATGGGATCAGTATTATAGCGACGTAGTGCGGTTTAGTGATACGAATAAGTTTTTAGCGGATTTGGTTAAATCGGCTGATGAAGGTGACTTAATATATGTGGGTCAGCAGTTGGAGTTGTTATCACCGACCATGCGTCGCGGATTGGGCAACGACATTATTCAGACATTGATGAAGCAGGCTACGGAGGCACCGAAAGGGAAGACGTTTGCTCGATATCAGAATTTATGGACTAGTTTGACGCCCACAGAAAAACAACAGTTAGTAGGCACCGCAAACGAGGCGGCAAGAATTGACGGGATGCTTGAATCGCTTGAAAAGTTGAGATTGTCAGCACCGTCTAAGTCTGCGACCAAGGGTCCGGCGAACCTTCCACTACGATTGGGATCTCCGAAGAGTGAGAGTTTTAGTGCGCGTATGAGTAATATGCGGAAGGTGATCGATGTCTTAAAGATGAAAGATCCTTCTGGTGATTTAGTGAAGCAATATGGTGAGTTGATCTGGAAGGAGCAATTTCAAGGGGTCGCTTTTGAATGGACTATGCCGCGTCGACGCTCGTTTACAGAGCGCTTTAAGCAAGCAGAGGGGGAAAAGTTTTGGCCGGTGGAACTCATCGGAGGAGAACGGAAATCGGTTGCCTTTGAGCAAAGCGAAGTTCTTGCTGACGCATGGATGGATCCAAGGTTTCAAAAATTAGCCAAGGAGCTTTACAGTCCAGAGATGCACGCAAAATTAAACGAATTTATGATCAGAACGATGAAGGCGCTTGGTGATGCCCGTCTTTCGGATCATTGGCTTCAATATGTGCATTTGTTTGAAGTATTTGGTTTATTTGTAGCGCCAATACAGACTGCTCTTTTTGTGGCAGCCCAAGTGCCGCTTTCGTGGTTTGTTAATAGTCCGAGATTTGCCACTTTGATGTTTCGGGCAGCGAACATAACGGATTGGTCGTCTGTAACCGGAGTCAAACTGACAGCCGAGTTTCGTGAGTGGCTAGTGGAACGGACTCAAGAATATAGTAAGCAAGAAGCCTCATCGCCAGCGGCAGCTCCTCCAGTCTCACCGGAAGTGCTAGAAGAATTATCGCCGAGTTTTGAGACATATGAATCATTGATGCCACCAGATATTCCTATTGATTCGGGTGCGACAGCAGTTCCACAGGGAGGATTATAAATGGCTACTGGCACCGTGATGCCCGTTCCGCAGATTCAATTTTTGGACAACAACGGGGATCCCCTTTCAGGCGGCAAACTGTATACGTATGTCGCCGGATCGACCACCAATCTCGCCACCTATAGCGACTCGGCACTCTCGTCGGCCAATGCGAATCCGGTCGTGCTGGATGCCGGAGGACGGGCGACCGTCTATCTCCAGCCGAAATCCTACAAGTTTAGAGTGGATAATTCGTCTGACGTCACGGTCTATACGCAGGACAATATTCTGGCCTTGCAGGGCGAGGAAGGCGCGTCCCTTGAAGTCACCGGGACCGCAGGTGAAGCGCTCTCGGCCAATAACTTTGTCTATCTCAGTGACGGGTCCGGGTCACTGACCGCAGGTCGCTGGTATAAGACCGACTCGGATAAGGACTACGCGAACACCGATGCGGTCTTGGGCGTGGTAGCGGCAGCGATTTCCAGTGGTGAGGAAGGCCCCATTCGCATTGGCGGCAAGCTGGCCGGGTTCTCCGGCATGACCACGGGTAAACCGCAGTATCTCAGTGGCACCGCTGGAGGACGCACCGAAACAGCCCCAACCAATCAACGCTATGTGGGTCGGGCGACCA